ACTGCATTTATAGTCAGGCATGGTGCAAAACATAAGGCAAAAGAGAAAAATGGTGCATCATCAACAGGTGCACAGGTTTATGTAACACCTTAATTGATGTTTTTTCATAGGTACTGGGAATGGATAAAAAAAAGAAAAGGATAAAGTTGAGAAACAATAAATTATCTAAGCCTTCTAACAAGTCTGTTCCCTTCCCTATGAAGCATAAACAAATTAAGAAAGCAGAAAAAGTAAAATAAAAATTATTAACAGGCATACGCAGTTTAAAAACTGCGTTACAAACAATAAGGAGTAACGTATGCCACAGGTACACGCAAGAAGAATAAGGGGTGCGTTGGCTTACTGGTCAACACACAGAAAAAGAATATTACACGCAATTGGTGAAAATGTAGTGGAATTTATTGAAGATTTTACAAACTTCAATGTTGATGACACTACAGGTGATGCAACTTCCTGGACAACAACAGTTGTTGAAGCTGGGGGTGGTGGTAACACAACACACGCATCAACAGATGCTTCAGGTGGTAAATTATTAATCACAACAGACAATGCAGACAATGATGGATTAACCCTACAATTAAATGGAGAATCATTTGAAACTACATCAGACCAGGATTTGTATTTTTCCACAAAACTGGCAATTAATGATGTTGATCAGACAGACCTATTTATTGGGCTTGGAGTAACAGACACAACACCTTTGGCTGGTATAGCTAATGGTATATATTTTGAATCAGTTGATGGTTCAGCAAGTATATCAACAGTAACAGAAAGTGGTTCATCAGAAACACAAAATGACAGTGCTGGTACGCTGGTTGATGCAACTGAAATTACGCTGGAATTCTATTATGATGGCACTGCTGGAAATGTAGAATTTTACATTGATGGTTCATTAGTCAATACCCATACAACAAACATCCCTAGTACAGAAATGAGAGTAACTATACATTTCTTAACTGGTGAAACAACTGCCAATACCTGTACTATTGACTGGATTAGATGTATTCAGATGGGTAGGTAATTATGACAGAAGCAAAATTTGGAAGTAACAGAACCAGGTCAGTTGAAGTGCTATATGGTTCTAACAGAACAAAAGCAGTTAAACCTAAAGCCAAAGTTGAAAAACCAACAACTTCAAAAACTACTAAGAAGAAAGTAATAAAGAAGGGGGATAAATAATGGCTGGAAGTATAACAACAACAACTACAAGAAATGGTGCAATTCATAAATATTCTATGGCTTGTACAAGTGATGCTTCAGGTGATGTTAATGTTGATGCTATTAATTTAGTACAGGGTGAAATTATTGAAGTACAATATTCACCAGGTGGCACAACACCAACTGACAATTATGATATTGTTATGAATGACAGTAATTCAGTTGACATTTTAACAGGTACAGGTGCAAACCTATCAAATAGCACACACACTTATGGAGTTCCAGCAGTAAGCACTTATTTTAAAGTGTTTATTGAAGCTGGTGCTTATGATTTGGTTGTGTCTAATTTAGGTAATGCAAAAACCTGTACTGTGGAACTGTTTATCCAGGAAATGTAAATGGCTTGGAGTGAACTGTTAGCAACATTAAGAGAGAACAGGGAATTATCACAAGAAGAAAGAGTGGTTGCGTGTCCCAAATGTGGACACGCACCATTACATGAAAGAGATGGAATATTAAATTGTCCCATTGGGGATTACAGGAGTGACCAGGTATGAGAACTGATGGCAATAGTTATGGCAATTTAGCCACACTAAAAACAATGATGGATATAAGTGGTACTGGTAATGATACTGAATTATTACAGTCACTTGAAATGGCATCAAGATCAATTGATGCTTTTTGCAGAAGGGCTTTTTATATTACATCTGAAACAAGGCAATTCAGGGGAAAGGGTAGCAGATTATTATTAAATACTGATCTGCTTTCTGTAACTACCCTGACAACACTTAAAAGTGACAGGTCAACAGATAAAACATGGGCAACAACAGATTATGAGTTATTTCCACTGGGTGACACTGTATATCCAAAAGAATGGATTGAATTAAGTGATGATACAACTGCTGGGTCTTTTGCAAGTGGCATAAGGCGTGGCGTACAGATAGCTGGAATGTTTGGATATGGCAATGGCACTTCCAGTACACCATATTTATCAGCAACAACAACAAATGATGGCAGTTTTGGTGCAAGTGATACAGATTTTACTGCTACTGCTGGTGCTAACTTAAATATTGGAGAAACAATATTAATTGACAGTGAACAATTATATATCACAGGTATATCAAGTAACACTGTAACAGTGCAAAGGGCTATGAATGGTACAACAGGTGCATCACATAGTACAAGTGCAACTGTATATGTCTACAAATACCCACAGGCAGTTGAAAATGCCTGTTATATGCAGAGTGCCAGGACAAGTAAAAGATTCTTAACTGCTTACGCATCATCAATTGGAACACCTGAATTTAATCCATTTGACGTGCAGAACAATCTTGATGAAGATGTGCAAAGGTTATTATTACCATTAAGAAGGCACAGGATTTAATTATGTCAGCACAATTAGGGGTAACAATAAAAGGTGAAAAAGAGTTAAATAAAAAACTTAGTAATCCTAGAAAATTGCGTATTCCAGCTGAAAAATACCTGGACAGGGCATCAGTAACATTAAAAAACTTTGTCAGGATATATTCACCAGTACGTTCAGGTGCAATGCGTGGCTCATGGGAATCAAAAATAAAAGCTACAAAATATGATGCAGTTGCAAGAGTATTCAATGTTGCAACAAATAAGGGTGTGCATTATGCAGTGCCTTTAGAATTTGGGGTTAATTTAACACCAAGTAGTTCAGACCCAAGAATCCAAATACCATTTTTAGCACCAGCGTATGAAAAAATGCGTGAAAAATTAGGAGAATTAAACAGAAAACTGGGTGCTGATATAAAGAAGGAGTTTAAGAAAAGATGAGTTTAAAAGGGATTAGAGATGCAGTGCAAACAAGCATTGATAATATATCAGGGTTAAGAGTATATGACACAGTCCCTGATACCATAAGAGAATTACCAGCTTGTTGGGTACTGCCAATTGGTGGGACTTACAATGACACTTTTAATAGTGGTATGACACATGAATTTGAAACAACTGTACTGATTGCAAGGGGTGGCAATCTTGATGAAGTCCAGGACACACTTGATGATTTATTAGAACCAACAGGAAGTGGGTCAATCCCAGCATACATACATTCAACAAGTTTAAGCACACATGGTTCAGATATTTTGGTTACAGGTTACAGGGATTATGGTGGGCTGGAATTTAATGGCACACCTTTTATTGGAGTAAAAATAGATTTTCAGGTTATGGTTGATTAAGGGAGTATTATGACAGAAGCAAGAAAAAACAAACATTATGAAGTATTACAGGGAAGGTTAAAATTTGATTTTGCCAAAACTGTTGTCACAGTTGGTGATATTGTAGAACTTGGACAGGAAGATATTGATAATGGATATGATATAGATTCATTAGTGGCTACTGGCTTTTTAAAAGAAGTGAGAAAGCCAAGAAAGAAAAAAGAAAAACCTGAAGATATTACTGAAGAAGAAACAGAAATTAAGGAAGGTGAATAATGGCAAGGCAATCAGCTAAATCTACAGACATATATATTGACAGATTTCAATTTGAAACATTTACAAATTCATTTACTTTTACTGTAGGAAATAATTTGCCTGAAGTTACTGCGTTTGGTGATGATGCAACAACATTTGTGCAAGGGCTTCCAAATGCTGATTTTAGTTTAAACAGTTTTTTTAGTCCTACAGATGATGAATCAGATGAGATTGTAGAAAATGCTTTAAGTGGCACAAGTGAAGTTATGATTGCACCAAGTGGAATTGCAATTGGCAATAATTCTTATGAAGTTAAGGCAAATTTGACAAGCAGAAGCCTGGACAATCCAGTTGATGGTGCAACTGCACTGAATACAACTGCAACTGCTACTGAAAGTATAAGAAGAAGTGCAATTTTATATACACCAGGAACAACTGCATTGACAGGAACAGGTGCAGTGTCAACTTCAAGAGTTGATACAGGTTCAGCATCTTCAATAGGAACATTAAGTGCTGGAAGCACTAAAACTGCAACACTAAGAATAACTGCAGTTAGTGGCAGTGGTACTGCAACAATTAAAATTCAGGATTCATCATCAAGTGGTAGTGGATATGGTGATTTTCTTGCATTTGCACAAATATCAGGTGTAGGAACACAGTCAGTAAGTACAACAGATGCTTGTGAACGCTATTTGCAGATTAATGTTACGCAATATAGTGGATTAACCAATTTCAACTGCATGGTTTCTATGGGTGTTGAAGTAGGAACATATTAAATAGTTTATTAAAAATTTTATTAACAAAAAAAAATAGGAGAACAAAATGGCAAGACAATCAGGAAAGTCAGCAGATTTTTCTTTTAATAGCGTGGCTATTGAAGATGAACTGACAAATATTACGCAGACAACAGATGTAAATATTGTTGAAGTAACTGCGTTTGGTGATTCTGCTGGTACTTTTGTTGAAGGGTTACCAACTTCTAACTATTCTATAAGTGGGTTTTTTGACCCAGCTGCTTCACAGGGTGATGCAACAATATTTACCAGGATAGGAAGTGGAAGTGCAACTGCAAGTTTTGAAACAACAGGTGCAGTGGCTGGAACTAACGCACCAGTGTATTCAGGTTCAGCTTTTGTCAGTAGTTATTCAATAACTTCTGATGTAGGTGGTGCTTCAACATATACTGCTGATCTACAAGTGTCAGGGGCTCTAAGTAGGGCAGTAAGCTAATAATTATTATAAAGGGGGACAACAATGAAAAACTTTAAAATAAAACCAAAAGAAATAGATTCTTCAGATTGCATTATTCATATAGGGCAAAAAATTGAAGAAGGAAAAATTGTAGAAATGGGTGAACCAATAAAACTGCATGAAAATGAATGGGTTAAGGTTCTTCCAGTAATAACAATTAAAGAAAGTTTGGCTTTGGGGACATTCAGAAATTCTAGTGAAGAAGGTGAATTATCTGTTGCAATGGATTCAATTTGTGAATCTTTAGCAAAAAGGGTAGTTGACTGGAACTGGACAGGAATTGATGGTGACCCTTTAGCCAAACCTTATAAAAATTCTGAAGTGTTTAAGGAATTATACAATGAAGAATTACTTTGGTTAATAACTGCAACAATGGGTGAAACAGAAAGTGAACAAAAAAAAGAATTAAGTCCCTTGCAAAATACATCTTTGACTCAACAGGGTCAGTAGGAGTACCAGCACAGGGACTTATTTCAATAGTTTGTGAATCTTTTGGTTGTACACCTGAAGAAGCATTAAAACAGGATTGGAATTTGATAAAACAAATACTAGATTACAGAATGGCTGAAAATTCAAAAATGGCATTTAATTCAGATGCAAGTAAAATGTCACCTGAACAGGTCAAGATGTGGAATAAATTAAGGGAATCATTTTTAAATGGCTAACATAAGTGAATTAAGCGTACTAATAAAAGCAAATACAAAACAGGCAAGTCAGCAGATGAAAGGGTTTGGGCAAAGTGTTGGAAGCACTTTTGCAAAAATGAAAGTAGGCATACTGGCAGTTGGCACTGCAATTACTGGATTTGCAATTGCTTCAGTTAAAGAATTTATTGAAGTTGGGGATATGTTAGGCAAAATGTCAGCCAGGACTGGAATTGCAGTTGAACAATTAGATGATTTAAGAATTGCATTTGATTTATCAGGTACAAGCATTAATGGATTTGAAAGGGGTATGCGTACTTTAATAATGCGTGTTGATGATGCCAACAATGGTGTTACTGATTATGTTACTGCTTTTGGAAGAATTGGAATAGCAGTTAAAGATTTAGAAGGTTTAAAACCTGATGAAGTATTTATGCTTGTTGCCAATGGTATTGCTGGTCTTACAACTGAAATGGACAAACAACAGGTGGCAATTGATTTGCTTGGTGGTAAATTTGGAACTTCATTGTTACCAGCTTTACAAGATGGTGAACAGGGGTTCAGGGATTTATTGAAAGAAGCTGGTGCAATGTCTAACTGGACAGATGAACAATCACAAATGGCTGAAGATTTAGCTGATGATATGACAAAATTAAATAGTCAGCTTGATATCTTGCAAAAGGAATTGGCAGTGCATATAGTTCCATTGTTAATAAAAACTGTAACTGCTACAAATGATTATATAGATTCAGTAAAAAATGCTGAAAACCCCACACTTGCATTTGGCGTAAGTCTTGGAAAATTGGCTGGAGTTATAACCCCAGCTGGGATTACAACAAAAGGTATTGATTTTTTTACTGATAAATTAAAAAACAAATTATTTCCAACACTGGAAACATCAACAGAAAAAACACAAAGATTGATGGATATAAATGTTAAATTATTTGAATTTTTTGAATTTGAACAGAAAGAATTAACAAAACTGCAAAAAGAATTTGCAAATTTAACACAAA